AGGAGGTAAAAGTTACTTATTTTGCTGTTTGGCTTTGTTATGTATGGTTCTAAGCATGCCTACATAGGCAGGTCCTGCGGCTACTATATCGTTTAGCATTTTAACTGCTGGTGCATATGCCTGAACAACATTACTAGGGATAGCAGTGCCTCTGCCAGTCATTTCTACAAACTTTCTAGCTAGAAATAAGTTTTCAGATCCAACAATAGATTTATACCATAATAAATCTTTACTATCTATAGTCATATCTGGTGTTGATACAGTTGGTTCGTTATCACGTACACGTGAAGTTTCTAAATCTCTAATAGCGGCTAGCTTTTCTAAATCATCAATTATATCACTTGAACGTAATTTTGCTCTAGCGGCAAATAATAATTTTGTTACAAAGCGTTTCTTTTCTATTGAGCTTAAACCTTGCCAAGTGCCTAATGCTCTACGTACCTGTTTGTAATCACTGTTTACAATGCCTAGTTCGTTTTCTAATTTTATGAATAGTTGTGCAGTGGATTGTATTGACTGTCCATAACTTAGTTTTGTAATATAGCCATTTAATGACATAGTAGGTAATGAAACTGTTTTTCTTTTACGTTTAGCTGATTCAGGATCTTTGAGTTTGTCTAGAGCTTTTTCGTCGCCTATGACATAATATATAAAATTATATAGGTCTGTGCCATTAGCCCGAAAATACTTATAACTTTCGTATCCGCTAGTTCTTTTTGCATATACTTTTACTACATTAGAAAATGTAGGATATTTTCTTAAAAGTTCTAATGTAAGTAATGTTAGATATAAACGTTCACAACAATCTGTATAGGTCAAAACTCTAGCATTGCTAGAATCTCTAGTCATTCTTGCTTCATTTATATCTTGTATGAATTCCATCATATTACATGTACTTTTGCATAAAGACTGAACCAATCTTTGTATGGTCTTTACTATCTACAAAATCGTGTAAATGCTTAGATTGCTGTAATTCCTTAGTAAATCTTAATTTAATTTGTGGCTTCATGCCTTCGAACCTAAGTAATTTACGTAGTTCATGTGCTTGTTGAGCATTGACTTCAACTTTCTCTCCGTCGTCAGTCGTTACATGAGTTACTGGTTTTGGGCTTGTTCTACTATCTAGAATCTTTCCCATCTGATCAAACATAGAGTCATTTGTAAAACCCTTACCTATGTCTTTTTCATCATCATCTAGGTCTTTGCCATAGTCTTTCATATCAAAGTCATCGAATGTACCTTCTTTGACTAAATCTTTAATTTTCATTTTATCTCTCCACTGCTCTGTTGGCCTTCGAGAAGTATTCCCTAGGCACAAGTTTTATATCACCTTCAGGATGAGCAAGCACATAACCTTCTCCGCCTTCACCGTGACCTTCTATTGACTGTTTGACTTCACTATCATGTTTATCAAACTGTCTAATTACATCATCTTTCACTTGCATAATCTTTGTATGCAATGCCCATAATGCATCAAAACCTGCTTTATGTGACTGTATATATTCATTCATACGTTTTTTCTTTACTTCGCTTATACCTGCTTTGCCTTTTAACCATTGCAAAAAATCTTGGCCCATATTATCCATACCTGTATCTACTTTACTATTTGTATAGTTATAAAGTATCTGGCTAAAGTCTGATAGCTTTAATTCTGCTAGACGCTGTTGGTTAAGCAAATCATCTATACTAGTCTTATATTTACTGATACTTTGTTTAAGCTCGTTCACTGAACTGTTGTCTATGTTTGCTGTTTTCTCAACAGTCACAGGAGGTACAACAAACACTTCATTACCTATAAAAGTATCTACTACCCCTTTTGGTAAAGGACCTTCTGAGCCTTTTTCATCTATCATTCTATGTATTACAACACCAGTTTTGCTTGCTCCTATCTTTTTACCCATAGGACTATTTTGTTTGACAGTGTAAGTAACAATTTGTGGAGTAAAAACATAATTACCATCAACCAACTGCGGAGTATTATAATATAGTAAGTCTCCTTTGAAGTATCCTCGAAAATCTTTAGGTACTGCCTTTTCATATTCGTCAAATATGTCTTTCATATTTTTTGCGAATTGAGCAAACGCTTTCGCTTTAGCAGGATCTGGGTTTCGGGCACCGGGCCGGGCCATAAGCATTTTTTCCAAGTCTCCCGAGCTTTTTGTTTTTCCATCGTATCCTTTTGCGACAAATCCTCCTTTGTCGGTGAGTATGAATCTTCCATTCTCATCGCGCCCAAAAATGATTGAGGGAGATCCATCCCATTTAAGTGTGACATCACTAACTCCTTTTTCAAGTTTTTCAAGACTGTTAAGTACACGAATCGCACCAGCACTACCATCCCAGAATATAAAATCTTCTGCATGTTGTATTCTAGCCGCTTCAACTAAAGGCTTCTTTAAAATGTTTTTAAACTCTACAAATCTCATAACATTCTCGTGCTGTTTAATAACATTCCGCTTAATTCTTTTATCCTAGCCAAATGTTTATCTGCTAGTGTCTGCTCACTTTCTGGTAAACCTTTTCCTTGTTTCTCCATAGTTTCTAACCAAGGAGCAATAAGTTCTTCAAAGTCAGGATCATTTCTTAAAAATTCAATCATACTTTCTACTGTGTAAGTATCCTTCTCAGTAGCGCCTGGACCTAATAATATAGGTGCTATCTCATTCCAATCATTCGCTACAACTTCATCACCATTATTAGGATCAACTACACCTTTGGTAGGACTAAATTTATAACCTCTGCCTCTTGCTAGGCTTGAAAGTAGTATAGCTCTATCAGCACCTGTGTAATTTTCAGTGCCTCCGCGTTTTGCACCTTTTTGTAATTTTGGATTGTCTGTAAGCATAAAATCAGTTTGTACAAAACCGTTATCAGGATTGCCTCTTATAGGTGTCCTAAAATGTATTTGTAGTCCTGCATTAGCAACCCAACCTTGTGTAAATGTTCTACCCTTATTCATTATTTCTAAATCAGATATTCCTTGTTTTTTACACCAAGAAATTAATTTATTAAGTATTTCTTCTTTAGAAACTTTTGTAGTATCGGTATTGAGATCTAAATCGCCTGATGAATTCTTTTCGAAAGACCCGTCTGGATCTTCTTTTTGTCCTGTAGTTCCTAACATATCATCGTCTATAAAATCAAATCCAAAAGTTTGATTTATCCAATCTACAGTAGGCCGTACATCAGTAGTCGCTATTCTTTGTGTAATAGGACCTTCATCATTTTTGAATACGTTACCGCCTTCGTTAAGAATCATTTTTACTCTCAATTATTTTAGTAATTGCACGTTTAAACTTTCGTGGGTCGCCTGTTCTAATGCTATTTAGGAACCTACGTTCAAGCTCTGAAGCAGTTTCTACATCGTAATTATTATTAATAGTATTCAATAAATTGATACTACTTTCTATAATGTTGTTGGCAGTAGTCTCAATAAGTAAATCACTTTGATTTGTACTGCCTATATTGGATAGTTCTTGTAAAATACTTCGTGTGCGTTTTTTCATTACTCTGCTCCGTAATTGTATTTAGTTACAAATAAATATGTATGAGTACAACGAGGAGGGCATTATGTCGATAGCTAACATGAATTTCAAAGAAAGATCCTTACTTTTTGCTAAACTGGCTAAGATAGCTTATTATACAGAGAAAAAAGCCACAAGTCAAGCAAAAAAATTAGGCTTTACCACTACAGAATTTTACAATAGGGATGGAGCTCAAGCCTATAGATTTATGAATTCTAAGGATATTGTTATAGCATGTAGAGGTACAGAACCAACTGAATGGAACGACATAGCCGCTGACTTGAAAGCGATACCAGTAATGGCAGAAACAGTAAGTAGAGTACATCAAGGGTTCAAAGAAGAAGTCGACGAATTATGGCCAATGGTATTAGAAGATCTGCAAAGAAAAACAAATCAAAAGAAGACTATATGGTTCTGTGGACATAGTCTAGGTGCCGCAATGGCGACTATAATGGCAAGTCGTTGCCATCTTTATCCGGATATAAAACCAGTTGAAGAACTTTATACCTATGGATCACCAAGAGTAGGATGGCCTGGTTATGTTAGGTCTCTAGCTGTAGATCATCATCGTTGGCGTAATAATAATGATATAGTAACCAAAGTGCCACTATGGATAATGGGATATAGACATCACGGAAAGTTACATTATTTAACAAGTGATTCAAAAATAGGTAAGCCTGGTTTTATAGATTGGTGTAAAGGAATGTGGGATGGAATCAAAAATAAAAAGTT